AGATTCCCTCTTGTAGATTATAATGGTACTCCTGCCAAAAACATTTTGGCACGGGTTGACTTCAGTGAAGAGACAAAGAGAGATATCTATTCTAACTTTGATTACGTTATTCAAGATGATTTGATTCGCCCAGACTTTCTTTCATATACGTATTATGATTCATCACAATATGACTGGATGATCTATCTTTCTAATAATATTATAGATCCTTATCATGACTATTATTTGAGCACAGACGATTTCAAAAAATATATCATTGGAAAGTATGGCACCGTTGAATCGGCAAGAGAGAAGATTCTATTTTATAGAAACGATTGGACATCAGACGAAAGTGTGATTACAGAATCGATTTACAACTCTCTTGATCCCGCAATTAAGAAATATTGGAAACCAACGTTAAATGCAAACAACCAAATCTCTGGATACGAACGTGCAAAAGAAGATTGGGTTGTAAGTACAAATAAAATTTTGGAATTGGTTTTAACTGCTAATGTTACAGCATTTGATGTTGGAGATATTATATCTCAAACGGCTACGGGCGCTTATGCTACGATTGTTGCAAAAGACACTGTTAGAAACTCGGTTATTGTGCAACATGTTGAAGACGACTTTGAGGTAAATGTAAGCCAAGGTCTGTTAGAGGTAAATGTTCTTAAGGTGAATATTCCAAACACAGAAACTAGTTTCTGGAGTAAGGTAACTGCTTATGATGATGAGCAAGAAAAGAATGAACTAAAAAGATATGTAAATCTTATTAAGAAGTCTTATCTTCCAGAAGTAGAAAAACTGTTTGTAGAGTTACTTAAACCATGAGTTCAAATGTAACGATGAGAGAGGGTAAGTTTAAACTGAGTACGTTTGAGCTTACTACACCAATTGATTGTAGAACTTTAAAACTGGCGCCATACTGTGCTAGAGCTGACATTTACGAAAGTGTCTTAGAACCAACTGTTGTTGCTGAATTTATTATTGTTGATAAAGTTGGTATGTTCAATCGCTTCAATTTTCTTGAACAGCGTATTAATATTGACTTTACCACATACGAAGACAATAAAAGCGCAAACGTAAAATATACACTATATCCTATTGAAGTTGATCCGGCAGAAACACTACCAGACGATAAAGGGATTACATATAAAATTACGTGCGTTTCTCGTGAAGCAATTAAATCTACACAGATTAAAAACATTCCTTTGGTAAGAAAAAAGATCGAAAGTGAAACTATTATTAATGCTCTTTTGCAGCTAGTGGAAACTGATAAGAATTACTTCTTTGAAAAAACCCTAGGTTTGCAGGCATGCAACTTCACTGAACTTACTCCATTCGAGGCGATCGATCAGATCAGACTTAAGTCAATGTCTGCTCAATATAGTGGTCACTGCTTCCTGTTTTATGAAAACAGTAAAGGGTATCATTTTAAAACCTTTGAAAGTTTGATTGATGAAGGAAAGAAGAAGATTGGTGATAAGTATTATACTCAAGTTGCTCTAGCAGATGTCTCGGTAACTGGTTCTCGTTGGAGAAACATCCTTGGATTAAAAGCGATCCAGACAGGTAATCAGAACGTTACCAGAATGCTTGGTGGTAAAGTTCTAATTAAAAGAAAGAATGTTATCACTGGTCAAATTGATCCGTACACCATTGACTCTTCGAAAATAGAGTTTGTTTCTTTGAATAAAGGTTCTATTAGCCAGAACCTAACGTCACAGAAAGAGCTTTCAAAGGACGAAGGCAGAATTGAAATCACGTATTTCGATCCATCTGTTGAAACAGCAGACCAAGCAGAAGCAAAAGTATTAAGACCATATTATCTTTCTTTTCTTTTTAATACGGTTGCTCATATTACAGTATATGGCGACACCACAGTTACAATTGGTGACGTAATTACATGCGATATTCCAGAGCATACTGGTCTTACTCTTGGTGAAGAAAGACCATACGTTGAAAGCAATGAAATTCTTGCCGGTAATTATTTGATAACTAAGTGCCGACATATTCTTTCTTTCAATGAAGGTGCTGAATATATGCAAGCACTCGAAATTGTAAAAGATGGTTACGGTGGCACTCCACCTAGACCAACGAAATAGGAGATATTATGAATATTCAAAAGTGGTTTGAAGGCGAAATTGTTGATGTTGACGATCCAGAAAAGCTAGGTCGCGTCAAAGTAAGAGAAACGCTCGGTCATAGCAACAGAGTAGACCCAGAAGATCTCTTTTGGTCTCACGTTCTTATGCCACCAACAGGTGCAAATGCAAAAGGAGCTGGTGTTTCTCCAGTCGGCTTGACAGAAGATTCTAAAGTAATTGGATTTAGAATCAATGAAACTCTTTCTTATGTAATAGGATCTGTTGCTTATGTTCCTAACGATGCAGATCATTCCGTTTCAAGACAAGCTCGTGGCGTTGGTCCTGTAAAGAAAGATTATATTGAAGAGCTTGGTGAAAAGAAGACCGAGTATGATGCAAAGTATCCACACAACAAAACAATTACTACATCTTCAGGACATGTACTCGAACTTGATGATACACCTAAGGCTGAACGTATCCATGTGTACCATACATCTGGTTCGTACGTAGAGATCTTTCCAGATGGATCGATCATTACTAAATCGATGGAAGATTCTGTGAGTGTAACTATGAAAGATCACGCTATCAGTGTTGTAAAGGGTGATCTTCAGATTGTTGCCAATGAAGGTATGATTGAAATTACGTCTGATAAAGACATCAATCTTGTTTCAAAGTCTGGAGTAGTAAACATCCGAGGTGCCGTAATTGGGTTGAATGGATAATGACAATCGTTGTTGATCTGCCAAAGATTCCAAAGTTACAATGCTCACCCGATGGTAAATTGAGCCAGAAAGACTTAGATGCTTATTTTAAAAACATTGGTAGAACCATAGGTCGACTTGAATTATCTGTTGTTGGCTTAGATTTAGATGATGAATGTTCATTAGCAGTTATTGCTGCTATTGTTGCAATTGATGCTGCAACAAAGCCACTTGAAGAGATAACAACAACACCATTAGATAAGTTGAAATCAAAAGAACTTGAGTTTCGTTATCGAGCTCGTGAACTTGGTAAAGACATTGAAGAATACTTTCAAAAGAAAGTTACTGAAATATTACTTGATCTAATTGAATTGTTAGGAATACCGAATCCATTTGAAGTACCAATTCCATTTCTTGGTACAGCAACACTCTTAGATGATAAAGGTAATCCATACAAATACGATCCAGTGATTGTGGATTTGTTTACAAAAGAAGGCCAAAGAAAAGTAAAGCTTGCTGCCAAGGAAGACATTGAAAAAGTAAACAAGTTCCTTGGTATCGAATCGACATATAATGGTGATCTAGGAATCAAATCACCAGACCTTGAAGCTGAAGAAACTTGGCACAAAATAAAGAATTGGTTCAACAATCTTATTAATGACTTCATTGGATCTGTGGCTAATGCAATTGCAAAAGCAGTGAAAGCCATTCCAATCATTGGTAAGCCAATTTATGATTTGATTACAGCTGCAACAGATCCTACTATTACTGTTGAACAGGCTTTCGATAAACTGGTTGCTGAATACAAAGCCAAGATTAAGAAAGCCAAAGAAGATGTTTTGTCAGGTAAAGCAGTTGAAGACCTCGGCCAAAAAATCTTAGATGAAGCTATTGAAAAGATTCTAGGAATTCAAATTCCTCTTATTGGCACTGTAGGCGATCTAATAGATGTCAATCCTGATGATCGTGATATTGTAATTAAAGAAGGTATTTTTCATGAGATTGAAGATAAGGTAAAAGAACTGATTGCTAAGGCTCGTAGATTCTTCAAGGGTGGATTGATCGTCAAGATTAATGATATTATTGCAAAGGCACCTGGTTATATCTTACAGCAGTTTCCTATTGTTGGTAAGATCTTTAAGATTATTAAAAGAGTTGCTGACATTCTTTCAGGCAAGAATCCTTTGACAGAATGTGAAGTACTCAATATACTCTTGCCACCAATCTTTAGCTTTGGCAGTTTAATTGAGAACTTGCTTCCAAAGTGCGTAGAAGTCAGATACTTAGAATAAATAAAACTAAAAGAGAAATAGATGGTAGATACTGCACGTATTGATAGAATCACACGCACAGATAAAGCTTCTGACAAGAAGCCGTATTATAGTGACTTCTATACAAACTTTAACGCGCATCCACAAAACAAGCGTTTGGTAAAGTATACTAATGAAAACTCTGTAAAGAGATCTGTGCGGAGTTTGATTCTTACAGAGCCGGGAGAAAGACTTTTTCAACCGGAAATCGGATGCAAAATCAGACGTTTACTCTTTGAAAACATGTCTGACATTACTGCAATTCAATTAAAAAATGCTATTGAAGAAACAATATCATTATATGAAAAGCGTGCAAGAGTAATCACTGTCGAAGTTGTTCCAAACGAAGACCTTTATAACTACGACGTATACATTATTTTTGAAGTAATAAATAGTATTACTCCTGTTGCCCTCAACATAACTTTAGACAGAGCACGATAATGGCTGCCAATTCAAGTATTACTTTATCACAACTTGATTTTAACGAGTATAAAAACTCGCTCAAAATGTATCTTACTGAACAAGATGAGTTCAAGGATTATGATTTTGAGGGTAGTAACTTATCCGTTTTGCTCGATGTTCTTGCCTATAATACCTACCAAAACGCATTCTATCTGAATATGATTGGTAGTGAAATGTTTTTAGACTCTGCTAGGTTACGTGATAGCGTAGTTTCGCACGCCAAAGAATTAAATTATCTTCCAAGATCGTTTACATCTGCAATTGCTAAAATTCAATTGAAAATTACTCCAACAGATTCAAACAAAAACTCGATTGTTATTCCAAAGGGTACTGCGTTTATTTCTCGTGTTGATGATTTCACTTATACGTTCAGCACAAGCGAAAACGTAGTTATTACAAATAAAGTAAATGGTTCTTTCCAAAGTGATACTATCACGATTTATGAAGGTAACTACCTGAGTGATACTTCAGTTATTAACTACAGCAGCCCGCTCATCTATAGAATTAGTAATAGAAACGTAGATATTTCAAGTGTTACAGTAACTATACTTGAAGACAATGGTTCAGTCACTCAGGAATATACAAGAGCAACTTCGCTATTTGGACACGATGAAAACTCAAAAGTCTTTTTCTTACAGCCAGCCATTGGTGACTCTTATGAAGTAGTATTTGGAGATGGTGTTGTTGGTCGTAAACCAAAAAACAATTCAATTGTAATTATCGAGTACCGAGTATCAAACGGTGAGCTTCCAAACGGCGCATTTAGATTTATCAATGCAGCACGTATTGATAGTGAATCAGATATTGTTATAACAACAGTTAGTGCTGCAGCCGATGGTGCAGTTGCTGAAGATCTAAACTCGATCAAGTTCAATGCTCCAAGAGCTTTCACAACTCAAGAACGCGCAGTCACGGCTGAAGATTATGAGAATCTATTGAAAGCCAACTATCCAGAGATTAATGCTGTCATAGCATACGGTGGTGAGGATGCAACTCCTCCACAATATGGTCGTATCTTTGTTTCCGTTGATCTGACAGATGTTGATGGTCTACCAAAGATTAAGGAAGACGAATATAAGAGATTCCTTCGTTCACGCTCTTCGGTTGCAATGGAACCACTCTTCATTACTCCAGATTATACCTATCTTAAAATTGATAGTACTGTTCGTTATAACATCAACAGAACAGGTCTAAATCCTGAAGATCTTCGTACTTATGCAATTGATGCTATTCTAAACTATGCATCAACAAATCTAAATAGCTTTGCAAAAACATTTAGATACTCTAAGCTTGTTCAAGCAATTGATGCAACAGACGCCAGCATTATTAGTAATGAAACAGATATCAATCTAGTAAAATATCTTACTCCACAAATCGGTACTGCTTTAAACTTAACAATAGATTTTAAGTGTCCGCTGACTCATGAAATTCCTCTATTGGGTGATGAGCATCCTATTATTGACGTACATGGTGTAACATCAACCGCGTTTACATATAATGGAATCCAGAACTGTGTTCTAGAAGATAACGGTGATGGTCTTATGAGAATTGTAACTCCTACTGGAGCAAACCATAAGAAGATTATTGATATTGGAACTGTTGATTACGACACAGGCGTAGTAAGACTGAATAACTTTAATATTCAAAACTATGTAGGTACATCACTGAAGATCTATGCTGAGCCAAGATCACGCGATATTACTGCCATCCAGAATGTGATATTAAATATCATTGAATCAGACGTGAACATCACAATCGAACAGATCAGAGAATAATGAAGAAAATAGAAGCAATAATTTCTCCATTTGTTGAGAACCAGTTTCCTTCTTTCTATCAGGAAGAGGGTCCACAGTTCATTGCTTTTGCCAAAGCATATTTTGAGTGGATGGAGAACAGCGGTTCTTATACGGCGGCCAATGGTGATATTGTAACCCCTTATATTGATTCATCTGCAAACATTAGCTATACATCTAATAGCTCAAATAAAGCAATAGGTCCTGCTGCTCTTTACCAAGCACGTAAACTTCCAGACTATCGTGATATTGATACAACTGTAGATGAGTTTATTCTACAGTTCAAAGAAAAGTATCTGAAGAACATTCAGTTTGATACTGCCACAAACAAAGAACTTCTAATTAAGAACTCGCTCGACCTGTATCGTTCAAAGGGTACTGAGCGTTCTATTGACTTGTTCTTCAAATTGGTATATGGTACAGCTGCTGAAGTGCGTTATCCAGCTGATAACATTCTTCGTGTTTCTGATGGTATTTGGGAAAGACCAGAATATCTAGAAGTTACACACAAGCGCTTTAACGTTGACTATGTTGGTAAGCAAATCATCGGTGCTATTTCTGGTGCCAAAGCATTCGTAGAAAAGTTTATTCGTCGTCGTACCTCGGTTGGATACGTAGATATTCTTTATATCTCTGGACGCCAAGG